GCAAAGCATAGATCCATTCTTGGAGAAAATGCAAAAGCTTGCAGGCATTAAAAAATAATTTTAAGGAGAAAAAAAATGTCTATTATCGAAACTCTTACAGAAGGGATGGTACATCGCAACATGCAAAAAGAAGGTGCTGCTCTTTTGAATAAATGGTCTGCGACTGGTCTTTTGGAAGGCTTGTCTAATGACGAACAAAAGGCTGGCATGGCTCGTCTTTTGGAAAATCAAGCTCGTGAATTGTTGCGCGAGTCTAATACAATGGCTGGTGGCGATGTTGAAGGTTTCGCTGCTGTTGCTTTCCCAATCGTTCGTCGTGTATTCGCCGGATTGATTGCTAATGATTTGGTTTCTGTTCAACCAATGTCTTTGCCTTCTGGTTTGATCTTCTTCTTGGATTTCCTTGTTGATCGTGATCGTCTTGGATATGTTGATGGAGAATCAATCTATGGTCAAGGAAAAGTTGCTAGTGGAATCGTTGATGGTGTTTCTTTGTCTCAAGACAATGCTGAAAAAGGCCCAAATGCTTTGAATAACGGCTATTCTTCACATACTGCATCTATCAATATTGCTACAACTGTTGTAGCTTCTGGTTCTGTTCAAGATGGTGGTGTTGCTTCTGTTGATGGTGGAGATGATGCTTATAACTTGGCTAGTCTTTTGAGATTTGATGCTGATATCCCATCAGGATCTACTTTTGCTTGTGCAACTGTTCCTTTAGCTACTTTCACGGCTGCAAACTTTGACGAAGATAACTTTGTTGCCATCAAGATGACAAGCTTGTCAAATGCTTCTGAGGTTCGTAGATTGACTCGTATCGACCCAACTGATTCAACAAAAGTTCTTATGACTGTTGTTAGTTATGGCGCTGCTCATACAGCTACTCAATTGTCATCCTCTATCGATGCTGTAGCTGCTTGTACTGCACCAATCAAAGACAGCTTCACAACCACTGGTTTGGCTGCTGGTGCTATCGCTGGTAACGTATTTGGTCTTGAAGACAACATCAATATCCCAGAACTCGATATCAAAGTTGATTCAATCGCAATCACAGCTCAAACCAAAAAGTTGAAAGCAAAGTGGACTCCTGAATTGGGTCAAGACTTGAACGCTTACCACAACATTGACGCTGAGGTTGAGTTGACTTCTATCTTGTCTGAGCAAATTGCTTTGGAAATTGATCGTGAAATTCTTGAAGACTTGGTGAAGGGCGCAACTGCTGCTAAATTGTACTGGTCTCGTGCTCCTGGTCAATTCTTGAACAGAACTACTGGTGCTGCAATCACTCCTGGTGATTTCACTGGTACTGTTTCTGAATGGTATGAGACTTTGGTTGAAACCATCAATGACGTATCTGCTCAAATCCACAGAAAAACATTGCGTGGCGGTGCTACTCATATCGTTTGTTCTCCTGAAGTTGCAAACATCTTGGAATTCACTGCTGGTTTCCGTGCTAATGTTACTGCTGACGCTGACAAAGGCGATATCGGTGCTGTTAAGGTTGGTTCTTTGAATCGTAAATTTGACGTTATCGTTGATCCTTACTTCCCACGTAACGCTATCTTGGTTGCTCGTATCGGTTCTTCTTTCTTGGAAAGTGGCTATGTATATGCTCCATATGTTCCGTTGCAAACAACTCCAACCATCTTCGATCCAGAATCATTCACTCCACGTAAAGGTGTGATGACTCGCTATGCGAAGAAAATGGTTCGTCCAGATATGTACGGATTGGTTATCGTTCGCGATTTGTAAGATCAACCCTTACAACCACAAATTGCCCTACTCTTCGGAGTGGGGCTTTTTTGTTTTTATACACTATTTATTGTTATATTACTGAGGAGATTATTATGCCAGCACCACATGTAAAGAGAAAAAGATTGGCCGCTAAACTTAAGTTAGAACAAGAAAAAGCTGCTGCCTTATTAAAACTTCAACAAGCTGAGAAAGAGCGTGAGGAAGCAATGGCAAAAGCTGCTGCTGAGGCTCAAGCTCAAAAAGAAGCCGAAGAGAAAGCTGCAAAAGAAGCTGAAGCCAAAGCAAAAAAAGAAGCTGCGGAAAAAGCTAAAGCTGAAAAGAAGGCTTCAAAGAAAAAGAAATCTGAAGAATAGATTATATATCATTTTGTGATTGTGAACCTCGACCATGTTGTCGGGGTTTTCTTTTTTCTCAAACTATTTAGTTGGACGGAGGATATTCTATGGCATTTCCAGATTTAACACCAACTTCAACTCAATCGGCAATTGTATTGCCCTCAGCCTCATCTGACTCTGACGCTGCTGTTGGAGCTTCTTTAGCTATTGGCTATTACACTTCAGCAGAATTTTGTGATGGTGCGAGAGCTCAAGTTGCTTTTACATATAGAAGATTGGGGGGAGATGTTCTTGATATTGAATTGACCTCCAAGAACGTCTATAATCACTACGAGGAGGCCGTTTTAGAATACTCCTATATCTTGAACCTCCACCAAGCTAGAAATGCTCTAGGAAGCGCCCTAGGAGGCCCTACGGGGTCGTTTACATTCAATGGTACAATATCTTCTGGAGAAGATGTATCCTTGAAGTATCCAAAGTTCCAATTTGATTATGCGTTTAGAGTTGCCGATAAGTTTTCATCCGAAGCATTGGTCGGAGGAACAGAACCTTTGTATTCTGCTTCATTTGATAGCGTAGCCGATCAACAAGATTACGACTTACAACAGATTATTGAAGATGCAGCAGCTGCCGATAATACTCTTCCTTTCTCAAGTTCTTTGGGAACAGATGATCTAAAGAAGAGAATCAAGGTTAGACAAGTTTATTATATTTCACCGAGACAAATGTGGAGATTCTATGGATATTATGGTGGGCTTAACGTTGTGGGCGACTTTCATAACTATGGCCAGTATGCCGACGATTCAACGTTCAACGTTATTCCTGCTTGGCAAAACAAATTACAAGCAATCGCTTATGAAGACCATCTCTACACAAGAACGTCGCACTACTCGTACGAGATCATAGACAACAAACTAAGATTGTATCCAATCCCTAGTACTGTATCTCCTGAAAAGATTTGGTTTAGGTTTTCGGTTGAGAACGATGGGGGAGCATATGCAACTGGTTCTTATGACTCTGGTGTAAATGGTGTGAACAACATGAATACCATGCCTCTCGGAAACATTCCTTTCACAAGCATCAACTCTGTTGGACAACAATGGATTAGAAGATTTGCTTTGGCTCTCTCGAAAGAAACTCTCGGACAAATTCGAGGCAAGTTTGGAGGAGCCGTTCCAATCCCCGGAGAATCTGTTACCCTAAATGCTTCCGACTTATTGTCTCAGGCCCAAGCGGAACAAACAGCTTTGAGAGAAGAGCTAAACAAACAATTGGATGAAATGCTTTATATCAAGTTGGCCGAGACAGATAAAGCCATGATTGATAATACAGATGCTATTGTAGCCAAAGTGCCTTTGCACATCTTTGTGGGGTAAATAAATGTCAAACGAATGGGAAAGACCAACGCAACCTCCATCTCCAATGTTTCTTGGAGAGAAAGAAAAGAATCTCGTTAAACAAGTCAACGATGAAATCATTGAAAGAGTTGTTGGGCAACAAGTTCTTTATTTTCCAATTGACATGGAAACAACAAACTTTCATCCATTATATGGAGAAGCAATTGAGAAAAACTTTCTCCATCCAATTAGAGTATATGCCCTTGTTGAATATCAAGGAGTCGAGACAGAGTTCATGGAAGGCATTGGTATCGATAAGAAGACCTCTATCGTTGTAAAGTTTCACAAGAGAAGATTGACAGAAGATCAAAATCTTTTTGTTAGAGAAGGCGATTTCGTAAGATATGGTAGTATTTATTATGAGATAGTAAAATTATCTGAACCTAAAGCCTTGTTTGGTCAAATTGATTCAAGATTTGAAATCATTGCTGATTGTATAAGAGCAAGAGACGGAGTATTCAATGGCCAATAAAGAAGTTCCAATGCAACCATCTACGATTGAAACAATCGACACCGCAATTTATAATCTTATCAATAATGGCTTTGATTTACATACAAATACTAACAGCGGATTCAAAAAAGTTCCTGTTCTCTGGATGTCTCCGGAAAGAGCAGTAAACTCAAAAGATAAAGATATTCGAGACTCTGTTGGAAAACTAAAGCTTCATCTCATATCAGTTGAGAGAACCACAATTAATAAAGATCCAGCCTTCAAGGGCGGTTGGCAAG